TGGAATGTCCTCAAGAAGTACCAGTTGGAACGTAATGAGGGGAAATATGCCCGCTGGTTCTGCGCGGTTAAATCTCCGCTAACATACGGAAGCTGGGAATATGGTGATGTCTACAAGTCTGAGATAATGGAGTATGCCGTCCGAACGGACATAGATTATGACGACAAACGCCCTATTGAGCCGTTCAGCGGTTCAGATATGGAACTTTTGGAGGCATTAGGGATATGAGAAAGAAAAACTTACAGGAAAAAGCGTTTGACAGGAAAGAATATAAGGAATGTGTTGCTATTCTTATGGAGACTTTAGACGGGTTTTTCACAGACTCTAATGAGTGGGGTGCTGATGGGTATTTTAGATCAGCACACCTACTACCTGCCGTCAGTGATGCATACTACAAGGCTAGGCTCTCTAAAAAAAGAGTAGGTGAGAAGTTTGTGGGTGATCCATCTGAGTATGATGGCAATTGGAGGACAGCAAACGCAACATCATCTTATGTCTATGAGGAGTTAGAATGAAAACAAATTGGGATAACTGTGATCCATTCATGGGTGGATGTCGGGATATTCATAAACCATTAACCGGGGAGCCTTCACTGGTTCCCCCAGAATATTGGGCAACACCAAAAAAGAACATGCTAACAGAGGAGGAGCGTGAAAGATTGCACAATGAACTAGAAGAAGAGGAACTTTTGAACCAGTGGCAGTTATACGATGATAGTCAAGAAGAAGACTATTAAAATCAACAACTTACAAGCAATGCATTATACAATATGGGGTAATATTTTTGGACAGAGCAGACAAAGCTATAAATATCTTACGTAACCTACCTAAGATGGCTGTAGCTACGGCGGAGAAAACCGGTATGATGCCGTCTGATACGCTGAGAAACAGAGCGTTAGATGCAATTGATACGCTCAAGAAAACAAAATTAGACAGAAGAAAGGTAGATAGGTACATCAGGGAGGCATGGATGATATACCAGAGGCTTCAGAACCTAACGGGTGCAGAATTCTTTTCCGACAATACGGAGCACGATCCTAAACGGACGCAATCAACAGAGGAATTATCGTCACCGGCAGTTAGGTCTGGAGGTCTAGGATACAGAAATGTGAATTGGGACTCTGCTTTTATGATGGCTGTAACTAAGGGGAAGAGAGAAAATAACCCCTTTTGGAACCCTGGCTCTGGTAAAAGAGATGAGAATGGTGTACTATTGAGTTTAGAAGATTCAGACTATTGGGTTTTCAAGGAGAAAAAGGATGAAAATAAGTCGTGAAGAGCTAAAACCATATAGAAAACTGACAGATGCACAGCAAAACATACGTTCTGCATCTGATTTTACAGATCAAGTGATGAATTACTATATGTCTGGTGAGAGGCTCACCGGCATTAAGTTACCATTCAAGTATTTTGATACCAAATTCAGGCTTAGACCTGAAGAGATGACAGTTTTGGCGGGTATTAACGGGGCGGGGAAATCCCTGTTAGCCTCTCAAATTATGATGTCAGCAATGGAGCAGGGCAGTAAGTGCCTGTCTATCTCACTTGAGATGTCGCCTAAAACTCAACTGGCTAGGATGTGGAGGCAAGCATCATTGCAGGTTGAACCTACTATGGATGCGGGGTTGGACTTTACAAGATGGTCAAATAAGAAGCTGTTTTTATATGACCAGCATGGGTCAATTGACTATAACACCCTGATATCGGTGATTAGGTATTCAGTAGATAACTTGGGTATTAACCTTGTTCTTGTGGATTCGCTGATGACAATGAGTATGGCATCAGACGATTGGAACGGGCAAAAAGCTGTGGTTTGTGCGCTTGCTAACTGTGCCAGAAATTTAGGTATACACGTTATACTGGTGGCGCATGCAAGAAAAGGTCAGAGTTTAACTGACCGTTTGGATAAGTGGTCTGTCGCGGGATCGGCGGATATAACAAATAGAACTGACAATGTAATACTGTTGGGTCGGACTTATGATGATATGCCAAGCTCACCAGATGCATACCTCAGTCTATGTAAAGCACGTAATTTTGATGGGGCAGAGGGGGATTTGGATTTGAACCTATGCATGGCCTCACTTAATTACTACACTAATGACGATCTACCGCACCCCATAGGTGTGGAAGAGCAGCCACCTAAAGGTGGTGTAATGGGAGAACTACACAAGGTAGCACTATATGAACCACCAAAGCGCAAAAGCCAAAGGCAGGAGACTGCAACAGTGGTTCAAGCAGTTGCTAGTTAAAGAACTAGACTTGAACCCTGATGACGTAGAGAGTCGTAGCATGGGTGCAGGTGGTGAGGACTTAATGTTCTCTTCACAGGCGCGTAAAGTATTTCCGTATTCAGTGGAGTGTAAGAATCAAGAATCACTGAATGTATGGAAGGCTTATGAGCAAGCACAGTCTAACTCAGGTGTATATCAGCCGTTGCTTGTGATTAAGAAAAACCGGAAGCAACCACTAATTGTGGTGGATGCTGAATATTTTGTTGAACTAACAAAGGAGGTGTGATATTATGTTAAGAAGGTCAGTGAATCCTTATGATTTTGGATCAATGATGGAGGAATTATTTTCACCCATCAAGTACAATAGAACTTTGGAGAACGTAGGCACTAAGGGTGATCCTGCTATAGTTACCAGGGGTGAATGGGTTGAAAAGAAATACAAGGCATGGCGTGAAGATGATGGGTCTTACCATGAAGAACTTATTGAAGAGGAGAAATAATGAAGTTACTTAAAAAGAAAGAAGTGTATATGGGCTTAACTGTTTTACTAATAGTTGGTGTTCTAATTTTTGGTGGGAGCGCATAATGGATAAAAAGGTAGAGGTAGCACTCAAAAGACCGTTCGATCCGCGTCGCTTACGGTGGCGCAAGGGTCAAGGTGGGAGTGGTGAGCTTGTATATATCACAGCTAGGGATGTAATGGATAGACTTGATTCTGTGTTTGGTGTTAGTGGATGGCAGACTAAGTATGAGTTTATCGGCGGTAGAGTGGTGTGTTATCTTAGCTGTAATGTGAATGGCAATTGGATAACCAAAGCTGATGGAGCAGACGATAGTAATATTGAAGGCGCAAAGGGTGGGTTGTCCGACTCTCTAAAGAGGTCTGCTGTACAGTGGGGAGTGGGTCGTTACCTCTACCATCCCTCTGCATTTGACAAAAACAGAACCCCGTCTGAGTGGGCAACACCAGACGGATTTGATATTCTCATGGCTAAGAGAGAGGGGAAAGAAATTGAACAATGGAGGAAAGAGTACAGCAATGCAGTTCAGGACTGAGCTAGGCCAAAACATATTTCAGCAGAAGTATGCGTCTAACCCCTTTGAAACATGGGAAGATCGTGCCAACACCGTAGTCAACTACGTCTGCGGTGATATGGATGGTCAGAAAAATAACTTAATGGCAAAGGATGACCGCGACCAACTGGCGCGGTTCATCTCTGAATTCAAATTCATGCCGGGAGGAAGATACCTATGGTATGCAGGGCGTGATGCAAGGTTCTTTAACAACTGCTATCTATTAAGATTGGAGGATGATAGTCGGGAGGAGTGGTCTGGTGTTACACAGAGAGCTATGTCGTGTCTGATGACCGGCGGTGGGGTAGGTGTAGACGTATCCATCTGCCGTCCTTCTGGTCGTCAATTGAGGCGTACTGGTGGTGTGGCATCCGGCCCCATTCCGTTGCTTTATACCTTGAATGAGGTGGGAAGGAACGTAATGCAGGGCGGTAGCCGTAGGTCAGCACTGTATGGATCTCTTAATTGGGCGCATGAAGATACAGGAACTTTATTAAAGGCTAAGAACTGGCATGACATTAGACTGGGTAGTCAGAAGGAATATTCTGTAGCTGATATGAAGAAGTTAGATTTCAACTATCCGGCTCCGTTGGATATGATGAATGTCAGCCTTAACTATGATGATGCATGGTTAAAAAATGGTATTTCAGGGGTTTTTAGAGAGAACTGTAGGCAAGCCATGATGACTGGTGAGCCGGGTTTTTCTTTTAACTTTGGTGAAAAGGAGAATGAAACCCTTAGAAATGCTTGCACAGAGGTGACATCAGAAGATGATTCTGATTGTTGCAATTTAGGCTCAGTTAATCTTGCCAACATAGATAATGTAGAAGAGTTAAAAGATGTGGTTAATCTTGCATCCAAGTTTCTTGTATGCGGATTAATTAGAGCGCATCTACCATATAAAAAGGTTGAGAAGGTCAGACAACAGAACAGTCGCATTGGTCTTGGGCTTATGGGTATGCATGAATGGCTGCTTAAACGTAAATATAGATATGAATTTAATGACGAACTTAAACAATGGATGAAGGTTTATGAATCAGAAAGTACAAAATCCGCCAATGAGCATTGTGACAGACTTTTTCTTAACAGACCTAAGGGGTACAGAGCCATCGCACCTACTGGAACAATTAGCATCTTGTCTGGAACAACTAGTGGAGTTGAGCCAATCTATGCGGTCGCATACAGGCGTCGTTACCTTACAGAGGGAACCAGATGGAAGTATCAATTTGTCGTTGACGGTACAGCAGAACACCTTATTAAAGGAGGAATCAGTCCCGATTCTATAGAGTCAGCGGTAGACTTAGCTGAAGATTTTGAGAGGAGAATAAAGTTTCAGTATGAGCTTCAGAAGTATGTAGATCATGCTATCAGCTCTACTATAAATCTTCCCGCATGGGGAACTGAGTTTAACCATGAAGAAAAGGTGGACGACTTTGCAAGAATTGTTCGTAAATACGCCCCCGGATTGCGCGGTCTGACGATCTATCCAGACGGTAGTAGGGGTGGACAGCCTATAGCCTCTGTGCCTTATGAGGAGGCTCACAGCAAGCGTGGAGTGGTATTTGAGGACAACAGTGAAGAGCAATGCTTATCAGGAGTGTGCGGAATATGAAGAAATTTAATCTTGTTGAGGTCGGGCCAAAAGATCTTGAGTCTGGCTATGTTCGATCTCATTGTTTAGTGGTAAATGTATACGATCACGCTACAATGCGTATAGATTCAATTGACGACGATGGCTTTAAATGGTTTTCTTGGGATGGATACATAGGTTTAGTTGCTCCATGCGAATATCAGCCTGAGTGGGACAGTATAAACTGCGCCGAATTTATAGCCTATAGAATGGGGGCCATAAAGCAAATAGGTAAAATGAAAAAACCCAGAATCGTACCAGAATGGGATGATAATTACGGGCAAATAGATATGCACTGGCCGTGGGAAGGCCCAGTCAATCCTATTGAAGAAGAGATAGGATACAAGCCATCCATGAGGCAAATGAGGTCATGGATGAAAATAAGAAAATCAGATAAAGAACTGTGGAACTATTACCTCACAAGAGGTGAAGGTATAGAGCCTAAAATATGGCATGACGATTATGCAAGATTCTATGATAGTGAAGAGCTTGATTGGTATAGTGATCTTCCGGGTTACGATACAGGGCGCGGTGTTTATATGAACGATGGTGTATATGCAACGGCTAGCTCTCCAGAGCTTGTGTGGGAAAACATTAGGAACCTTGATGAATATGGAGAAATTATTCAGGGGGAAGAAAGAGCATGAAACCCGCCTACTACAACTCCATGAAGATTACGCCGATAGAATATATTACGGCTAATGAGATGGACTTTTGCAGTGGGAACATAGTTAAGTATGCAAGCCGGTGGAATAAGAAAGGAACTCCAGTGGAGGACTTGCGTAAGATCGTTGAGTATGCTAACCTGTTAATAGGGTATCAGATTTCTGAGGAGAAAGGGTGATGCTTGCAAAGGAACCAAAAATAGAGAGCAAAAAATATAGGGAGTGGGTGGCATCACTCCCTTGTATTGAGTGCGGTATTGAGGATGATACTGTGATAACTCACCATTTAAGGGGGAGGTGTAACCCATTGTCTGGTAGCACCGCTAGAAAGGCAAACGATTATCTTGTTATGCCTTTATGTTATAAGCACCATATGGATTTGCACAACGGTAGCACTGAGTTACTTGACCTGCAAGCCTATTGGATACTTAAAACAATTGACAGAGCGTTTAAAGATGAGGTAATATGGTTTAAAATATGAAGAAGAGTACAGAAGTTTGGTTAGATAATATAGAAGAACTTGCGCCCAAGTATGCAGAGGCTAAGGCAAACTCATTTCAAGTACAGGAGTTTAAGAAAACACAGAAGTCAATACTGTACGGCAGGGCGTTTGGTAAAACGGTGGCTGATAAGGAACACTGGGTAAACATTCAGCCGGAAATGGAACAGGCCAACAAAGCTATAGCTATAGCGATTGAAGCTGAAGAAGGATTACGGTGGAAGCTGAAACAGAATGAGCTAAGGATAGAAGTGTGGCGCACTGAACAAGCTAATCAACGTATGGTAGGGTGACATTAAATGAAACTAAGAGGAAACTAAGATGGACATGAAAGATGATACGATTGTACTATTTGTAAATGATAAAGATGGAAATGAGAAGCGTCCCGATTTTACGGGCACTGCTTTATGGCATGGGGAGGAAATCTCAATATCTATTTGGGATAATGTCTCTAAAAAAGGAAACCGCTATTTGTCCGGTAAGTTACAGGAGCCGTACAATGGTGGGAACGGGTCTACTAAGCCTGCTGTTGAGGCTGCAGACATACCGTTTTGATTATTAACTATCACGATGGGGGGAAGGTGGAGCTTCAGTTCGCTGAAGCCTACCACTCTTATATGGTGGGGAAGGAGATTGTGCCGTCTGTCACTCAGGCTTGCGGCATTATCTCTAAGCCCGCTCTTATACCGTGGGCTTTGAAGGAAGGTGTTGAGTGGTTGGCAAAAAACCTTACAAAGACTGCGGGAATTGATTTTCTTTCCAACGGAGTAAAGACGGCTTACAAGAGTACGTCTACTGACGCGCTAAATATAGGAACAATAACACATGAATGGGTTGAGAAGGCTATACGGTTTCATCTTGGGGAGGGTGAGGAACCTAAGATGCCTAAACAAAAGGAAGCTCAGACTGCTATCAAGGCGTTTCAGTCTTGGTTGCAAGAGAATGAGGTGGAATGGCTTGCGGTTGAGCAGAAAATATATCACCGCGATTACAGGTATGCGGGTACGGTGGATGCGATAGCCATCATTAACGGTGAGTATGCGGTTATTGATTGGAAAACGTCAAAGAGGGTTTATCCTGAGTACCACTTACAAGTTGCCGCTTATGCTAAAGCGGTTGAAGATATAGAGGGGAGGCAGGTAGACGCTACGTACATTTTGAGGTGCGACAAGAAGACGGGTAAGTTTCAGTCCGTAAGGTCTGAGGATACAGAGGAGAACTTCTTAGCATTCAGGTGTGCATTACACTTACACAGAAAAATGAAAGAGCTGAGGTAGCTTATGAGGGAATTAGAATTTGATGAAGAGATGATGGATACCGCTATGGAGTGGTCTGAGAATCATGTGAAGAAATTCCACCACAACATACTCAACGGTAAGGCTCAGGTAATGGGATCTTTTGCAGGTAGGTTAGGTGAGCTTGCCTTATCTAAATATCTTGATGTGGAAATAGCTGACAACAAAGACTATGACATGGTGGTAGATGGGAAGAAGCTAGAAGTCAAAACAAAACAGAGGGCTGTCAAGCCAAGACCTAATTACATAGTACAGGTAGCGGTGTATAGTAAACACCAAAGACCGGATGCTTATGCATTTCTTAGCTTGCAGTATGGGGATAGGGACAGCGGGGGGAAATATACAGACCCTCAACATCTATGGTTGTGTGGTTTTAAAACAACAAAAGATTATTTTTTTGAGTCTGAGTTGTGGCCTAAAGGTTATGTCGATCCTAACATGCCATCCTATACAACTAGGTCAGACATGCACGTTTTGACGATAGATAAATTGGATGAAAGACTATAGCAGCTGGAAGGAAAAATATGATAAAGATCAAGAGGATAGGAGGTATTACTTTGCTAGATTCTGTTGGGTAAATAGAAATAAAAAAACCCCCAAGTCAGGGTTGACATGGGGGGAAAGATTTGAGCAGATGGAAGGTATTAGCTTGGATGAGTACGCAGAACAACGTATTCAAGAACGCAACCAGAGGGAAAAGAAGTGATCCCGTAGTAAGTTGGTTTGCCTTCCTGTTCTCCTAAGCCATCATACTTGTCTAGTGTGGTGGCTATTTTTATTTCTTTTTCATCTCTGTGTAC